CCTACGCGGACGTCGTCGAGCTGACCGCCGACATCGAGGAGTACGGGCGCTCGTATGAGGTCGGCACCAACGGCGCCCAGTCGGCGCGTCCCGAGATCGCCATGCTGAACCGCGCCAAGGACGACCTGCGCCGCTTCGGTGCGGAGCTCGGCATCGGCGCGGCCAGCCGGACCAAGGTGGAGGTGCGTAAGCCGGATGCCGCTAAGACCCCGCTCGAGGCTGTCCGCGAAGCAACGCGCCGACGGTGACCTGCGCGCCCGCGCGGCCATCGCCTTCATCGAGGAGTGCTGCGTCCACACGATCGGCAAGTGGGACGGGCAGCCCTTCATCCTCGTGCCCTGGCAGCGCGAGTTCATCTACGACGTGTTCTCGAACGTCGACAAGCGTGGCCGCAGGCTCACGCGCCGGGCGTTCCTGCAAATAGCGAGAAAGCAGGGTAAGTCCGAAGCCGCCGCGGCGGTCGCCCTCTACCTGCTCACCGCCGACAACGAAGCCTCGCCGCAGATATACAACGCCGCGCAGGACCGCGACCAGGCGAGCCTCGTCTTCGACGTGGCCGCGCAGATGGTCGCGCGCTCCGAGCCGCTGCGCAACATCTGCAAGGTCATCCCCTCGACGAAGCGCATCATCTGCCCGGAGAACAACGGCGTGATAAGGGCTATCGCCAGCGACGCCGCGGGCTCGCACGGCTTCAATGCCAGCGGCATCATCTTCGACGAGTTCCACACGCAGCGTTCGCGCGACCTCTACGACGTTCTCAGCACCTCGACCTCGGCCCGTGAGCAGCCGCTCATCTTTATGATCACCACGGCCGGGTTCGACAAGAACAACGGCCCCTGCTTCGAGGTCTACAACTACGCCAAGGGCGTCATCAGCGGCGACATCGTGGACCAGTCCTTCGTGGGCCGCGTCTACGAGGTGCCGCCGGCGACCAGCTTCGAGACGCTTGCCGAACAGGACGAGAACGGCGACTTCGTGCGCGAGAAAGACCTCTGGACGCTGGCCAACCCCTCGCTCGTCGGGATGCCGGGCGGCTTCGTGCGCCCCGACGAGATGCGCCGCGCCGTGACTGAGGCCCTGCACCTGCCGCGGGCGCGCAACCACGTCCTCAACCTGCATTTCAACGTCTGGACGGACGCCTCCGAGGCGTGGCTCGACAGCGCCACCTGGGACGCCAACGCGGGCCTCGGGCGCATCGACGCCGACCTCGAAGGCCGCGAGTTCTACGGCGCCCTCGACCTCTCGCACACGCAGGACTTCACCGCCTGGTGCCTGCTCTTCCCGCCCGAGGACGAGCACGGCGCCTTCGATGTGCTGTGGCGCTTCTGGATCCCCGAGGACGCCATCATCCGCCGCGGCGACATGGCGCCGACCCTGCGCGAGTGGGAGCGCGCCGGCTTCGTGAACGTCTGCCCCGGCGACGTGGTCGACCACCGCGACGTCGAGGCGCAGGTGCTCCGCGACTGCGAGACGTTCCACATGAGAGAGATCGCTTTCGACCGCTTCCACGCCTACCCGATGGTCTCGAGCCTGCAGGAGCGTTTCCCCGAACAGCTCGCCGACGTGGGGCAGACCTACCGCTTCCTCAACGGCCCGGCGAAGGAGCTGGAGCGCCTGCTGGCCGAGGGACGCTTTCACCACGGCGGCAACCCGGTGATGCGCTGGATGGCGAGTCACTGCGTCGTCGAGACCAACCAGGACGACATGATCCGGCCTTCGCGCAAGCGCAGTGCGGACAAGATCGACGGTGTGCTCGCGGCCTGCATGGCGCTGGAGCGCGCCATGGCGAACGCGGACGACGGCGAGATCAGTTTCTACATTCCCGGCGATGACCCCACAGGGACGGACGGATGAAATACGCAGGATCAGTATTCGAGCTGTGCGGCATGGCCGCCGTCTGCTACGGCGCCTACCAGCTTGCCCCGTGGCTCGCCTGGGTGCTCGCCGGACTGCTGGCCATGGTCGTCGGGCAGAGCATGGGAGGTAGGCCGACGTGAGCATCCTGAAACGGGCCGCCTACAACTGGTTCGGCACCGCGGCGCCCGTCCAGCGCGACCCCGGCATCTTCTGGGACCGCGGCGGCGCCGAGTCCTTCACCGGCATCGCCGTGAGTCACGAGATGGCCATGACCTACTCGGCGGTGTACGCCGCCGTGCGCCTCATCAGCCACGGCATGTCGAGTCTGCCGGTGGGTTCCTTCGTCTCCTTCGGGCCGCAGACGTTCACGCGCCCCAAGCCGCCCTGGATGACCGCGCCGAACCCGGAGACGGAGTGGCCCAGCTTCATCCAGCAGGTGATGGCCTCCATCCTGCTCGGCGGCGACTCCTTCTCGGCCAAGGTCTACGCGCGCGGCAGCCTGCGTGAGATGTGGCCGCTCGACCCGCGCCTCGTGGTCGTCGAGCGCGAGCCGCGCACCGGCGAGAAGGTCTACCAGATCAACGGGCGCACCCTGACCAGCCGCGACGTCCTGCACATCCCCGGCGTCATGCTGCCCGGTGCCCTGCGCGGCCTCTCGCCGGTCGAGTACATGCGGCAGACCATCGGCCTCGGCCTCGGAGCCGAGAAGCACGGCGCCAAACAGCTCGCCAACTCGGCGACCCCGAACGTCATCATCACGATGCCGGGCAAGGCCGACGACGACGTGGCGAAGAAGATGGCCGACCGCTTCGACCGTCTGCACGCGGGCCTCGAACAGGTCGGCAAGACGGCGGTGCTCGGCGGCGGCGCGACCATCAACACGCTGACCATGACCAACGACCAGCTCCAGTTTCTCGAAACGCGCCAGTTCCAGGTCACCGAGATAAGCCGCTGGTTCGGGATCCCGCCGCATATGTTGTCTGACGTGACCAGCAGTACGAGTTGGGGAAGCGGCATCGAGCAGATGCAGATTTCCTTCGTGGTCTTCGCCCTGACTCCATGGGTGCGGTTCATCGAAGCCGCCTTCAAGCCGCTGATGGTCGACTGGGCGCGCGAGATCGACACGCGCGGCAACAGCGATTGGTACTGCAAGTTCAACCTCAACGCCCTGATGCGCGGCGACATGGCAGCCCGCGCGCAGTTCTACCGCGAGCTCGCCAACGTCGGCGCGATCAGCCCCAACTGGGTGCTCGCCAAGGAAGATGAGAACCCCTTTGTGGGCGGCGACGCGCACTACGTGAACACCGCCTACGCGCCCATCGGCCCGGACGGCGGCCTCATCCTGCCGGAGCCGCCCGCCGCGCCCGAACCGACGCCGCCCCCGGAGCCGCCCGTGGTGAACGTAAGCAGCGACAGCCGCATCATGCCCGGCGCCTTCCAGACGGAGGCCGGCACGACCATCCAGCGCGGCGCCATGCACATCGAGAGTCAGGCGCCCATCCCCTTCCCGCCCGAACTGCTGACGCGGGAAGCGCAGCCACGCGCCGAGCCGGTGACCGTGCATACCGGCGACGTCCATGAGCATACGCACGTCACGCAGGCAGCCCCGGTCCCCGTGCGCGTCGAGCACGAGGTCGAGTTCATATACGACCCCGACAACCCGAACAAGATCATCGGCAAACGCGAGGTCGACATCCCTGAGTACGAACAACCGACGGCAGACGAGGGGGAAGCATGAAAGACCGTGCCAAGAAGAAGCCCGCACCCGAGCAGCCGGTGAACCTCGCCGGCCTCAAGGTCAAGATCAAGGGCGTCGGCGTCGTGACGCCGCCGAAACCCGAAACCGGCGTGGACGAATAAGCGATGCCCACGCTGGTCACGCGCAACGGCTATACCCTGCGCTGCGTACAACCAGGCCGCAATCCTACTCCGTGGCGAGTTCGCGCGGCTCAACGAAGTGTGAAAGGACTGATGACCTATCGCGGCTCATCACTGTAGGATCAGTCAGGCAGCGGCCACCGCTGCCTGCAACAGCATCGTCGACCTCGTCGACGCGGGCACCCCGCCCGGCAACATCATCATCTACACCGGCAGCGAGCCGGCCAACGCCAACGCCGCCGCGGCCACCCCGGTCGCGACCTGCGTCCTGGCCGCTCCCGCCGCATACGCCGGTGCGGCCTTCGTCACCACTACCTCCGACGCTGCCCTGACAGCGACGGCCACCGATCTGAGCGCCACCGGCCACGCCAACGCCGTGACCCACTTCCGCATCTGCAACGCGGCCGGGACGTACGTGCTGCAGGGCACCTGCTCGGCGACCGCCGGCGACGACCTCGTGCTCAACTCGGCGATCATCGCAGCGGGTTCTCAGGTCGACATCACAGCCCTTACCGTTTCCGTCCCCATCAACCAGGCCTG